CTTTCTCTTTCAGGAACTCCTCTGAATGAGGCACTGATTTCTCTTCATCAGATTCTGCCCAAATTCCAGAAAGAAAATAAACTTCAAAAAGTTCAGTGTGTTGTTCTGACTGATGGTGAGGCATGTGGTATTAAGTATCACCGTGAAGTGAAGCGTCATTGGGAGGATGGTCCTTATTTGGGAACTTCTCATATTGGCAATAATTCATTCTTGCGTGACCGTAAAACTGGAAACACCTATTCTTTGGACTGTGAATGGCATCAAATGACTGATGTTTTCCTTCGCAATTTGAGGGACAAGTTTGCCGACATTAACTTCATTGGCATTCGTGTTCTCCAATCGTATGATGCTGGCAATTTCATTCGTCGGTATTGTGGTTATTATGGTCCAGATTATGATAAGGTAATGAGTTCTTGGAGGAAGGAAAAGGCATTTACCATCAAAAAGTCTGGATATCATTCTTACTTCGGTCTTTCTGCTAATGCTCTCTCTCAAGATACGGAGTTTGAAGTTGATAATCCTTTGACAGCAACTAAGGCGCAAATTAAGTCTGCCTTTGTGAAGAGTTTGAAAGGTAAAAAAATGAATAAAAAAGTTCTTGGTGAGTTTATGGAACTTGTCGCCTGAACCACTTTCCAAACTGTCACAAGGGGCACTTACCTGCCCCCCTTTTGTCGCTATACTATGAGAGTTCAAAACAAAACCGCCTAACTACATTATGCCTCGTAAAATTTCTGTGACTGACGAACAACTGATCGCTGATCTCCAATCTCTGTTTGGTTCTGATCTGAGTGCTGGTGATATTCGTGGTTATTGTGCTTCTCGCAATATCAATTATCAAACCGTAACTCGTCGTTTGGAACCCTTTAAAACTGATCGTGGGCGTTGGAATCTGGAAGTGACTCAAGAACGTGTTGAGGAGATTGAACGTTCTTATCAAGCACCTCCTGCACTTCCTGCTGTAGAACAAAACCTTATTCCTGATAAAGATGATACCTTCGTCAAGTTTGGTAATTTTAACGATATTAAGAAGATTATTTCTTCCAATCTTTTTTATCCAACGTTCATTACGGGTCTTTCGGGTAATGGTAAAACGTTCAGTATTGAGCAAGCGTGTGCTCAACTTAAGCGTGAACTGATTCGTGTCAACATCACCATCGAGACTGATGAGGATGATTTGATTGGTGGTTTCCGTCTTGTGAATGGTGAAACTGCCTGGCACAATGGGCCTGTGATCGAGGCACTTGAGCGTGGTGCTATTCTGCTTCTGGATGAGATTGACCTTGCTTCTAACAAGATTCTGTGTCTGCAATCTGTTTTGGAAGGTAAAGGTGTTTTCCTGAAAAAGATTGGTCGTTTTGTGAAACCCTCTGCTGGTTTCAATGTGTTTGCCACCGCAAACACCAAGGGTAAGGGTTCTGATGACGGTCGCTTTATCGGCACCAATGTGCTCAATGAAGCATTCCTTGAACGTTTCCCTGTGACCTTTGAGCAAGCATATCCTGCTCCTGCTACTGAGCAAAAGATTCTTGAGGGTATTGCTTTGGATCTTGGTATGGAAGACCGTGACTTCTGCAAGCGATTGGTTGATTGGGCAGATATTATCCGCAAAACCTTCTACGATGGTGGTATTGAGGAAATCATCAGCACCCGCCGCCTGGTTCACATCATCCGTGCTTATAGTATTTTTAACGATAAGGCAAAGGCGATTCAAGTTTGTGTGAATCGCTTTGATGATGAGACCAAACAATCCTTCCTGGAACTTTATGATAAGGTGGATGCCGATTTCAAGATGCCTTCTGAAGGTGGTGAGCATGTAACTTACAACCTTGACCAACCCGCTACTTTCTGATATAATTGGGGAAGGTAAAAAATGTGCCTTCCCTTTATTATGGACGAACATCCTTATTCTCAATACGAATTTACACTGTCTCAAAACCAAGAGACGGGAATGTTAAATCTCACAAAAACTCCTGTAATTATGAACGAAAACTCAAATCATTTTTGGAAATATAACGAAGATAAAATTCTCAAGCAACTTGAAGAATATATTTCTGGAACTTATAGTCAGCATTACGTCGATAGGACTGGTGGTGGAACTGAGCAAACTCTTGATAAAATTAAACATAACCGTCGTGAAGGATTTTGTGCTGGTAATGTAACGAAGTATATTGATCGTTATGACACAAAAGGAACTCCTCGTGCGGATCTTTTTAAAGTTCTTCACTACACTATTCTTTTGATCAATCATCTTAATCTAGTTGAAAACAAGTAAAACTCAAATCTCAAATTATGAAACTTTCTGATAACTCTCTGACTATTCTTAAGAACTTTGCTGGAATCAACAATTCTATTTTGGTCAAGCAAGGTAATAAACTCCGTACTATCTCTGTAGCAAAGAACATTCTTGCCGAAGCAGACATTACTGAAGAGTTTCCCCGCAACTTTGCGATTTATGACCTGAATCAGTTTTTGAATGGTCTTGGTCTTCACCAAGATCCTGAATTGGATTTTACTAATGATTCTTATATCACAATTCGTGAGGGTAAGCGTAGGGTAAAGTATTTCTATGCCGATCCTAATGTAATCATCTCTCCTCCCGATAAGGAGATTCAACTTCCTTCCAAAGATGTTTGTTTTCAATTGGAGAGTGCTTCTCTTGAGAAACTGGTGAAGGCAGCTGCCGTTTATCAACTTCCTGACCTTTCTGCAGTTGGAGAAGCGGGAGTAATTCGTCTGGTGGTTCGTGATAAGAAGAACGATACTTCCAACGAGTACTCCATTGTAGTTGGTGAGACTGATAAGGAGTTCATCTTCAATTTTAAGGTTGAGAACATCAAGATTATTCCTGGTGCTTATGATGTGGTTGTGTCAGAAAAACTTCTGTCACAATTCAGCAATACCAAGTATAATCTGAAGTACTATATTGCTCTGGAACCTGATTCATCTTTCTCTTGATGCTATTTCCTTATTATTTGACTCCTGAAGGCAAACAAATAGTAGAATTAATTGCAAAAGCACATTTTCAAGTCAAGGAAAATATTTCTTGGTGTGCTGATGGTTATGCTGGAGCAGTTATAAAGGAAAATAAAACTTTCTTTATCTGCACCAAAAATATTTTAAATGGTTCAAATGCGAATCAGTATTTGAATGAAACTGTTTATCACGAAGCGGTTCATGTAGTTCAAGCATGTAGGGGTATGCGACCAATTGGAATTCCATTGAGTCAAATGCCTTTACCTTTAAATAAAATAAAAGATATTGATCGGTCAATATCTTTAACAAAGAAAAAGTGGATGCGACAAATGGAACATGAAGCGTACTGGTTAGAAGATAAACCAAAAGAAACTATCAAGTACCTTCGCAAATTCTGTTTTTAATTATGAACATCTTTGTAACAAATCAGTTTCCTGCAGAATCTGCAATCTGTCTTCCTGACAAGCATATTGTTAAGATGCCCCTAGAATGCTGCCAAATGCTTTCTATCGTGGCATCCAAGTGGTATCACAACTACGGCACCCTTCCCAAAGCAGACGGAACCTCCTATGCAACCGAGAAGGGTGCCTTTCGTAATCATCCCTGCACTCAATGGGCGGCAAAGACAATCGACAATGCCTACTGGCTGATTAAGCACGGGATGAACCTCTGCGATGAGTATGCAATTCGTTATGGTAAAATCCATTCGTGCTATAATACTCTCCTGTCTGCCTACTATCTTTTTCCCAAAGGAAAGATTACTGAGGTGACATCATTCGTTCGTGCAATGCCTGACGAATACAAACTTGATGAGAGCATTGATACATTCACTGCATACAAAATGTATATTGCTTCCAAACCTTGGGTTGCGGACAACTATCTCCGTATGCCTTCTCGCAAACCTGATTGGATTTGATTATGAGTAATTTTATTTGGGTTGAAAAGTATCGTCCCAAAACAATTGAAGATTGTATTCTCCCTGAGAATATTAAAAAGACCTTTAGTGATTTTCTAAATAAAGGTGAAATTCCAAATATGCTTCTTTGTGGTCCTCCTGGTGTAGGTAAGACCACAGTGGCAAAGGCACTTTGTAATGAATTGGGAGTAGATGTTTATGTCATCAATGGATCCGACGAAGGTAGATTCCTCGATACTGTCCGAAACAATGCGAAAAACTTCGCTTCGACCGTCTCACTTTCGTCAGATGCTAAACACAAAGTCGTCATCATTGATGAGGCAGATAACACGGGGAACGACGTACAACTCCTCCTACGGGCGTTTATTGAGGAGTTTGCTGGTAACTGCCGATTTATCTTCACCTGCAATTACAAAAACAAAATCATTGAACCCCTTCACTCCCGATGTGCCGTCGTTGAGTTTGGAATCAAAGGTAAAGAAAAAACCCAGTTGGCAGGATCCTTCTTCAAGCGTTTACAGGACATCCTGGATGCGGAAGGTGTACGATATGATCCTAAAGTCCTTGCCGAACTGATTAACAAACATTTTCCTGATTGGCGTCGAGTTCTCAATGAGTGCCAACGATATTCTGTTGGTGGAGAAATTGACTCTGGTATTCTTGCATCGTTCTCTGACATTGCCGTAAATGATCTCATTAAACATATCAAAGATAAAAACTTCACAGAAGTCCGAAAGTGGGTGGTCGCCAACTTGGACAACGATTCTTCTATCATTCTTCGCAGGGTTTATGACACCCTTTATAGTGTTCTACTCCCCCAGTCTATCCCCGTTGCCGTTCTTATTATTGCTAAGTATCAATACCAAATTGCGTTCGTGGCTGATCAGGAAATTAACCTCTTAGCAGCACTAATTGAAATTATGGCAGAGTGTGAGTTCCGATGAATCCTTTTAAAATCTCTTACAAAACCTTGTACGAGGATCCAGTCAAGACAACCCCTGAAAATGTGAAAGAGGCAAATGAGGGTCTTTTTCGCGCCAAAATGACTCTTCCTGCCGCCGCAAAACATTGTGGTATGACGCAGAAAGAAATGAAACTTACCTTTTTTGAATACCTGAAATATAACAAACCTGATTATGAGCATGAAAAAAATTAAACCAACTCTTGAAGATCTTTACAATACATCTGTTCCTTTTAGGTATTC